TTGGCGATCCATGAGGATCACAAGCGAAAACTTAACTATACAAAGTGGGATTACTTCGGATGAATATTTGGTTAGTAGATATAGACTCATTTGCAGTATAGAGGGGAGATCCTAAAATACCGTGTTCCTGTTATGATGGATAATGGTTTCTAAAGGAGACTTATCGGATCCGCATAATGACGGTGAATACGATACAATGATGATGTGTCCCAATGAATGTGGGGCGAGATATTCAGCAAACCGTAATGATTATTTCACAGTTGATGACGACTATGTTTTTACCTGTGACGAATGTGAAGAACCTTTATTGTTGGTCAGGAAAGTAGTCACTTACGAGCAGCTATAGATAGATATAAATATAGTCTTATATACTATGTTCCCCAGATGAGAGGACACACTCTTGAATTATTCCTGGGCGTTAGCTTTATTCATACACCATTAATCTGTCCTCTCGTCACTCTGGAGATCTATGGGTAAGGCCCGACTGGAGTTGTTTGGGATCACAAGGGAGACAAAGACGAAAGTGCAGATCATAGCGAAGGCGAAGAACATCAGTACGGCGACATTACTGGAGCCAGTGTTACGCAAGTATGTAGAGGAGCCTCCCAACAAGAAGATAATCTATAGGCATGGGTTGAGGCAATGAACTATCCAGTTCCAGGTGGTGTGAAGAAAGAAGCCATGCAGGGACGGGATCTCTACAACAAATTTGGATATGGTGGAGGTAAAGTAACAGCCAGGATAAACACTTATTTAATAAACATGAAAGAAGTGGGACACACTACAGCGATCAAGGTACACACTTACTACAGGAGACATGAGAAAGTAGACCCACAGGGAGAGAATTTCGATAATAAAAAAAGACCAAGCAAAGGCTACATCATGTGGAAACGCATGGGTGGAGATTCAGGTCAGGCATGGTCACGCAAGTTAAAGAGACAGATAGATTCCGTAAACAAACAAAAACTTAAAAACATAAACGACAGGTTGGAGAAGATAAGAAATGGGCTTGCTCGATAGATTCCGTAGAAAACCGATCCGAAAGACGGGGATAGCAGCGTTCATGGAGAACAATTTGGAAAAGGAGGCCAGGACTCCTGTATATTCGGGTGTAAGTACGGATATTGCATACAGGGAGGCTATCATACCTCCAGTAGATCAGAATTATCTGGAGTTGCTGGCTGAGAGGTATTCCCACTTACGGACGGTAGTGACCAGGATAGCCAGTCAGACAGTGGCGAAGGAATGGGAGCTTATACCATTAGGAGAAGGAGATTCTGAAGAGAAGTCGGCCTTGTCCAAGATATTGAGGGATCCCACTAATGGTAATGCAGACATAACGGGCATGGAGTTCTTCAAGGCGGTCATCAGGCAGCTTGAGGTGTTCGATGATTGTTGGGTAAGTCTTGTCTATGATCGGGTCATGGACGGGAGTGGAGAGGAGACAGGCAAGGTGGCCAAGGAACTCTGGGTAGAGGATGCCAAGCACATGCGGTTCTATGTTGATGGTTACGGTAAGTTTATGGACGATAAGATGTTCGATCCGTTGACGAGGGAGTTCATGGGTGGGACTCACAACAAGGATACTGGCACGAAGCTGGTTCCGATGGCTTACTTCTACGATATGGACGGGGATCAGATCCCGTTTGCGAGGGATGAGATAATTCACTTTAACAAGTACAGTTCAACGGCACGATTGTATGGGCAATCTCCGATAATAGGGCTTTCCAAGAAGATAGAAACGGCATTGGCGATAGAAAATTTACAGAACAAGGTTTACAGACTGGAAAGGCCGCCCAAAGGATTCCTTGATATTCCAGGTCACAATGAGGATTCACTTAACAGGTTAGGAGAGTACATAGCAGAGGAGACCAGAAGAAACCCGAACTTTATTCCGATAATAAGCAGCCAGGAAGGAACCAACACGGCCAAGTTTGTCAGCATCATGCCCAACTTCGATGAATTGATGATGTTGCCATATATGGAACGGATCAACAACGACATCAATGCTGCGTATGGTGTCATGCCATTAGTGGTTGGAGATATGTCGGGGGTTGGTGGGTTGAATTCAGAAGGAGAGCAGATCACCATCTTTGACAGGACGATCAGGGAGACACAGCGTTGCATAGAGTTAGGATTGATCAAACCGTTGTTGAGATTGATGGGCATAAGGACNTGGGCAGTTCGGTTCCATGACATTAACGAGAGGAACGAGACCCAATATTTGAATAACATGAATCTAAAGGCACAGATAATTACCCAGTTCCAGAACTCAGGTATTGATGTGGATTTAGGGGAGGATGGAGAATTAGTAATTCCGAAGTCGTCAGAAGCGGTGAGGCAGGATTTTCTAAGGCGTACTCAGGAGTCGCTGGAGGAAGAGGAGCCAAACGAGCGTCACTCTACATTGACAGAGCTTTACGAGAACTTAGATCGGTCCTGACCAGAGAGTTTCAGAACCTCAAGGGGATCACTAACGTAGTAGATCTGAGGGCAGCCGTAGCAGACATAACTCTGATGATCTCAAAGCAGTTGAGAGAGGCAATAGAGGATGATGTGACGGACGCTTATCTCAATGGAGCTCGATCTGCGTTTGCCGATGCTCCAGGACTGGGGGTGAAGTCCTATGAGCAGGATGACTACGACCTGGACGACATCAGGATCCTTCAGAACAACGGACCTCTGGGTATGGCGTTGGGTCAGTTCGAGCGAGATCTGAATAATGAGATGAACAAGGTTATCTTTGAAGCGGCTGCTTTGGAGGTAGTGATGTCTACTATGGTAGATCAGGTAAGGGCTGTGGCGAATACTCAGGCGTGGAAATTGGGAAGGATAGCCAGGACCGAGATGTTGAATGTATTTAACGAAGGTAGATTCAGGGGATATGCGAAGGCCGAGGAGATACTGGGCGACAGATTCAAATATGGTTTGCAGATTATAAATGACAGTAGAACATGCGGAGCGCATCAGGAGTTGAGTGGCAGGATTCCAGCAGGAGGTTTGTTTTTGGATGAACTGATCCAGCTACAGCAATCCATTGGGGCAAGTTTCAATATGACCCTTACAGGGAAAGCGTTACTGCACCCAAATCAGAGGACCGTGTTGGTGATGGTAAGATGAAGAGAGATCCCATAGACAAGGAGTTCTGGGATTGGTGGGATAGTTTATCTGATTACGAGAAAGATCAGGAGATAGGTAGATGAAACACTGTAGGAAATGCAGTTTAAGTGCGATGAGTGTTCACATCCTCAGTAGTGGGTTCTGTCAGGAATGTCAGAGCGAACTGGAGTGGAAGAACGCACCCCGTATTCATAAGCAGCAGATGGAAAGGAAAGCACGTATTCAATATTACGAGAAGGGAGAAGAATACGTCAAGAAGAAGTGGAAGGAAAAATACGGTGATGATGATGTCGATACTGTAATGGGATATAATGGTTAAGATAGAAATGAACTTTGATCCCAATTTGGGGAATGTCAATAATGATTTTAGTATATTGCCTGATGCGATCATGCTCCTCACAGCAGATGCGATAGAGCAGACCGCACTGGATGTCAAGGCCGATGTATCTGGTGAGATGTTTCAGGCGTGGCCGCAGGGAGTAGCCAGTGACCGCAAACTCAAACAATCCGTAGAAGTGGACGAGTTCAGGGAACTGTCCAATGGATTTGTAAGATACACGGTAGGAACAACGGTTCCTTATGCACATCATATAGAATATGGGACGAACCCCCACAGCGCAACCACTGGAGATGGGGAATTTATGAGAAGTATAATAGAATGGACAGATCGTGTATTGGGTTACGGTCCTGCTATGGCTAATGCTATTGCCAAGAACATAAGAAGAAAAGGGATCCAGCCAAGACCGTACTTCAGAAGGGCAGTAGTNANGNANGCTCCCAACTTCAAACGGACCTGGGCACTTATGTTAGCAGAGAGATTAGAAGCAGAAGCGTTCAAGGAAGCTCTATAGACACACACACACACCTTCGCTTCCACTGGAACTTTTCTAAAATGTCCCGCACTTTTTTTCTAAAAAACAAGAGGGGTACGGCGGGTTATTAGC